GTGGTTCCGTATGAGACCGCAGACCTTGCTTCATGTCCTAACATTACACAAGTTGTTCGTATGTCGTTAAACGATTTACGCAAACGACAGGTGGCGGGACTGTACTTAGATGTTGAAGTAATTCCCGCACAGAAAGAATTGACTTCGCTTACGGGAGAGATGGACCGTCTAGTTGGAGTGGAAGCCAATCAGATTGATTATGACTGCACAATATTAGAGTGTCATGTGGATTTGGACCTCGAAGGCTATGAAGACATTGATGAAGACGACGAGTTTACGGGGATTAAAATTCCTTATATTGTCACGATTTCCGAGGATAATGGACAGATTTTATCAATTCGTCGCAACTATCTCGAAGAGGATTCCCTCCGTAAGAAGATCAGTTACTTCACACACTACAAGTTTTTACCCGGTTTTGGCTTTTACGGTCTAGGCTTGATACACACTATTGGTGGCTTGTCCCGGACAGCGACTTCTGCACTTCGACAGTTGATTGATGCCGGTACGCTCTCTAACCTTCCTGCTGGCTTCAAGGCTCGAGGACTACGGATCAGGGATGACGATGAACCTTTACAACCCGGTGAGTTCCGAGATGTGGACGCGCCCGGTGGAGCGATTCGAGACAGCTTAATGCCGTTACCTTTTAAGGGCCCTGACCAAACATTGTTTCAATTACTTGGATTTGTAGTTGATGCCGCACAACGGTTTGCCACGATTACTGATCTTAAAGTAGGTGATGGTAATCAACAGGCTGCTGTTGGTACGACGATGGCTATGATGGAGCAAGGCGCACGTGTAATGAGCGCGGTCCATAAGCGTTTACATTATGCTATGCGTCAGGAATTTAAGATTCTTGCCCGAGTGATGTCTGAGAGTTTGCCCCAAGAGTACCCATATTCTGTTCCGGGTGGCGATGAAACGATTATGCGGGAGGACTTTGATGACCGTGTTGACGTTGTTCCGGTCAGTAATCCTAATGTATTTAGTCAAGCACAGCGTATAATGTTGGCTCAGACGAAGATGCAGCTCGCGGCCCAAGCCCCAGAAATACATAACCTCCATGAAGTTTACCGTGATATGTACGAAGCGTTGGGTGTTACCGACATAGATCGCATAATGAAATCTGTGCCTGCGGAAGAGCCTACACCTATTGATCCCGCACAAGAAAACATTAACTCTTTAGATATGCTTCCGCTTAAAGCCTTTGAAGGTCAAGACCACGAGGCGCATATTAAAGCGCACTTGGTTTTTGGAACGAGTCCTATTGTTGGTAGTATGCCTCCGGTAGCGATGACGCTTCAAAAGCATGTTATGGAACACGTGCAGATTTCCTCTAAGGAACAAGCCGCCGTTGCTTACTTGCAACAGGTTCAGCAATCCGGTGGTCAACCAGCAGACGAAGAGCAGATGCTTGAAATTGAGCGTATGACTGCGCAGTTTATTGCAGAAGGTCTGCAAAAAGTGAAAGACATGTCTGGGGAAATGTCGGGTGCAGGTGCCCCTGATCCATTGGTTCAGTTGAAGGAAAAGGAGATTGAGGTTAAGTCGCAGGAGAATCAAGCGGATAATCAGATTGATCAAGCCAAGTTACAGCTGGATCAAAAGAATCAAGCAATGCGGTCGGAGCAATTTGGTAAACGGATTGCGGCCCAAGAACGTCAGACAGGCGCTCGTATTCAATCAGCAATGGACAGAGAACTACTTAAACAAACTAATCGGGATAATTAATCATGAAAAATCGAACAGTAAAAGTAAACGGGTCTACCCCGAGCAACCCCCCTAAAGCGGTTGATTATGCCGATATTAAAGACCAAGGTAAAATTCCTTACGGTAAGACAGCTCCGGCTCCTGTGGCTGGTGGTTTGACTGATTTTGCTAACACACCTCGTAGAATGAGGACCCGTGGCACGGGTGCCGCGATCAAAGGCACGACCCACATGGGTTACTAAAGTGGCTATTGCAAAAAGCTCTAGTAAAAGTAAACTACGTTCAAAGGTCGTTAAGAAGGTGCCTAACCGCGCTTTAAAAAGTTTTAGCCCTATCGCACGTCCTCAACGTTTTATAGGAGTGTTGTAATGTTCCGTTATGAATCCAAAGACATCGACGGCGTTCCTTCTCTTGCTAACATAACTAGTCGCCTCCAAGAATACGAGCCCTTCGAGCGCGAAAAAATCATGCGGGATTGGCTTAAGGCTCATGCAAACCGGACACCAGCGGTAGAACCCGGACCAGCGGTAGAACCAGCGGTAGAACCAGAACCTTACGTTCCTATTGATGTAGCAGTTCCAACGGATTACCCTTACGTTCCTATTGATGTAGAAGTTCCAACGGATTACTCTTACGCCCCTGTTGGCGTAGAAGTTCCAACGGATTACTCTTCAATAAATGGCTCGAACACGCCCGATACTGCTTTGGGCCTTGGGTCGTTGGCTTCAAATCTTGCACCCGCGCAACAGCAAACACTGATCAATCAGCTTTTGCAGCAAGGGATAGACCCCCGTAGCGTATTTACCCAAGGTGTTCTAGCGCCTTCAGGCAACGTGTTTGAAAGACCCTATGCGCAGCAGGGCATAGGCTCGCTTAACAGGCTGCTTTAAGGAACCGTTAGGAATACGGTTAAAAGGGTGGTATAAGGTATCTTACTAATTTATTTTAAGGAGGGATTATGATTCAAGCATTGATTGGTCCTATAGTGGGCTTGTTGGATAAGTTTGTAGAAGACAAGGATCAAAAAAGTGCCTTAGCACATGAGATTGCTACGTTAGCAACTCGCCAAGCACATGAATCCGCCATGGGTCAGATTGAAATAAATAAGGCCGAAGCAGGCCATAGGAGTCTTTTTGTAGCGGGGTGGCGACCATTCCTTGGTTGGGGTTTAAGCTTCGCTATGATTTGGCATTTTGTTTTAGTGCCGATGGTTACCTTTGGGTTTGCTTACGCTGGTGTTGCGGCACCTGCGCTACCTGCGTTTGAAATGGAAAGTCTTATGACTGTGTTGCTTGGGATGTTGGGTCTTGGTGGACTTCGCACGTTTGAGAAGGCAAAAAGATTAACAAAATGAGCTATAAATTATCTAGCGGAAGTCTGCTTAATTTGCAAGGGGTACATCCTTTGCTAGTAAGTGTGGTGCAAACCGCTATTAAACTTACGGCGACAGATTTTGGTGTTATCCAAGGCGTTAGAACTTTAGCGGAACAACTAGAATTGTTTGAAAAAGGCGCTTCTAAAACCATGAAGAGTTTTCATTTATTGCAAGACGACGGTTTTGGACACGCGGTTGATCTTATGGCGTATATTGGGTCAAGATCGTCTTGGGAAATGTCTCTATATGATGACTTAGCTGATGCTATGAAAGAATCCGCCCTTGAGCATGGCGCTCATATTCGTTGGGGAGGTGCATGGACCGTGGACAATATCGCGCAGTGGGACGGAACGATGCAAGAGGCTATGGATAGTTATATTGATAGGCGCCGGTCTCAGAGCCGTCGTCCGTTTATTGATGGTCCTCACTTCGAGCTACGATCTATCCCATAATTTTGCAGTTTACCCTAGCTCGTCCCATATAATGTGTGATAAGATTATATCGGACAATGTTTGATTATATGCGAGGGGTGGATAGATGGATGAATTATATGTAGCCGAGGCTGTTTTTAGAATTGCAAAAGAAAGGCGGCAAGGCATAGCAGATTTAATGCTTCATGGTAATGTTAAGACCATGGAACAATATCGTGGGTTAATGGGCAATTTAGAGTGTCTTACTCACGTGGAACAGGAACTAAAAAGCCTGCTAGATAAACAAGAGCAATCCTTATGACAGTAACAACGACAGACCCCGATTCGGGTAAAACAGCGTTAGAAATTGCCCGCGATGAAAGAGCCTTGGCTCAAGCCACAGAAAAAGAAACAAAAAAGGAAAAAGATGACGTTAAGAAAGCCGACGGAAAGAATGCGGCTAACCTAGCGGATGCTTACGTGGACACGCCACGCCTTAACCCTGACGCTATCGGGAAAACTCTCTTAGACCGAATGCCTAATCCTACGGGCTGGCGGATTTTAATCTTACCTTACCAAGGTACAGGAAAAACCGCAGGCGGTATTTTTCTTCCTACAGAAACTGTAGAGAAAAGCCAAATTTCCACCCAAGTTGGTTATGTTTTGAAGATGGGCCCATTGGCCTATCAAGATACAGTCAAGTTCCCTTCTGGACCGTGGTGCCAAGAAAAGCAATGGGTTATGTTTGCCCGGTATGCGGGCTCGCGTTTTCAGATTGATGGTGGAGAAGTAAGAATCCTTAATGATGATGAAATTTTATCAACCATTCTGGACCCGGAAGATATACATCAATTAACTTAAGGAGATAAAAATGGCTGAGAATAACGAAGTTGAATTAGACGTCGGTGATGCGGAAGAAGTAGAAATAGAGGTGATGGACTCTGATATTGATAATGAAGATAGTTCTGAAGATCAATTTTCCAAAGCTGAAACCTCCACTCAAAAGCGCATTAGTCGTCTTACTAAAAAAATGCGTGAAGCGGAGCGCCGTGAGCAAGAAGCTATTCAGTATGCTAAAGCGGTACAAGGCGAGTCAAACAACCTTAAACAACGGCTGTCTAGCTTAGATACCAGTTATGTTACCGAGTACACCACTCGTGTTAATACTCAAATGGCTCAAACGGAAGCTAAATTAACTCGTGCGATGGAATTAGGGGATAGTCAAGCGGCTGTTGAAGCTCAACGCGAGCTTACTTCGCTTGCTATTCAACAAGATAGAGCCAGTCAAGCTAAGTCGAGTTCGGATAGAGCACGGCAACAAGCTGAAGCAGCACAACAACACCAAGCTCGTCAGCCAATGCCAGCACAACAGCCTAGAAGGCCTGATGCTAAAGCAGAGCAGTGGGCATTGCGTAACAGTTGGTTTGGTTCAGACGAAGCAATGACTTATGCGGCGTTTGGAATACACAAAAGATTAGTGGAAGAAGAAGGATTTGACCCCAGCGGAGAAGACTACTATACTGAGCTGGATCGCCGTGTCGCGGATAAATTCGGGAACGGCTCAAAAGGCACCAACAGACGACCCGCTCAGACAGTCATTGGCGCTTCAAGAACACCATCTGGGCGCAGTAGTGGGAGAAAGGTCCGACTCACCCCGAGCCAAGTTGCAATTGCAAAAAAACTGGGTGTGCCGCTTGAAGAATATGCGAAATACGTGAAGGAGTAAAAAAAATGACTGAACAAAGTGATAAAGAACAAAATAGTTTGTCTATAAACCGTACTTCTCGCGCTAACCAAACTCGGGAGAAACAGGCTGTTCGTAAGCCATGGGCTCCCCCGTCTATGCTAGATGCACCACCTGCCCCTGATGGTTTTAAACATCGTTGGATTCGCGCCGAAACGCGTGGCTTTGATGATACAAAGAACATCAGTGCCAAATTAAGGGAAGGTTATGAACTGGTCCGTAAGGAC